AGACCTTTTGTTTTGTCCTCGCCAAAGACCTGAGCAAGCTTGCCTATCTTATCCACGGCTCCCTCGCCAAGGTCGTCACCAAGTGAGACGTTGATTTTGTCCGCGGCATCAACAAATTCCTCGATATTCTTCTTGGCTGTGATTCCAAGTCGACCGGCGGCACCAGCCAACTCATTGAGTTGATCGCGGGATGTTCGAGTATTCATCTTTTTGAAATCCTCGTTCATCTCCTCGACCTGCTCTTTGGTTTGGCCTGTATATTTCTGGACGTTGACCATTGCCTGGTCCATATCAGCAAAGTCTTTGACGCATTTTCGGATAGTTACCGATAATCCGGTTATTGCACCAAGTATCTGTATAAAAGCCCCCCAGTTTGTATTGAGGAAAGAAAAAAATCGTGACCACAAGCTTTTGGAAGTCTTTGACTCCTGATTGACATTTTGGAGTTCTTGTTTGCACCGCTTGAGCTGTTCGTTCAAAAATTTCCATTCCTGCGAATTTCTGGCCACTGCACCGCTTTTCAACTCCCTGTTGATAGCTCCCATCGTCTGACGGATTTCCTTTATAGATGATGTCTTCAGGTTGTCGAGAACATGAGACACCTTTTGAGCGGATATCTTCATGACATCCATCTCTTTATTGGCTTGTTTCAAGTCTTTCTTAACCTGATCAAACTTTGTCCAGTCGCCAGCCTTGGCTGCCGCTTCCTGTTCATTCCGCAGTCTCTTTATATCCTTCTCCAAACTTTCCAACTTACTTTTTGCCTGTTGGTCGTTGAGGAAGATTCTGGTAGTAAAAGTTGATGTTTTGTCTGCCATAAAAAATGCTACTTTTAGATTTCACTCCAAAAGTAGCATTTAAAATCTTATTGGGAAAATACGCTATTTGCCTTTTTGATGGGAAATAGAATTAAGATCTGCGGCTTTTATTTTTTCCTTGAGTTCCTTAATCTCTTCCCTATTTTTCCTATACTGCTCCTTGACATCTTCAAAACTGGTGCCATTTGGAAGGCTCTGCCCAATCTTGTCAATTGCCTTGAAGACAACGGTCGTCAAAACAACCAGGACGTATATGATGAATATTTCAATAATCATAGCTTATTTTTTATCTTCTACGGCAAATATAACAAGATTTTTTGGATTATACAAATTTTCATTGCAGTATCTGCAATAAAAACTGCAATTAA